CAGTCAACAAAAAGAAAATGCCATCGCTTACGTCTAGCGGAGACGTGTCAGTGATTTGCAAGCCAATGACTACATCACTGGCATCAGCATCTGAGGTCTTGAATCTAGCGTTAAAAGCGAGTTGCTTGCCTGACTCGAATTTGAAGCCTTCTTTGACGAGTTGCAGGAAGTCGTTGTCGTTATCCGCATCGTCGTTTGTGATGACTAATAGGCCACCATCTCCGTCACCCAACGCCTCAGAAGCGTTGCCAGATCCACCCTCTGTAGTGGTAATGGTCCAGTCGCTTGCCAAATAAGTGTCAAAGTCGTTGTGGTAAACGTGATATTTGGATGGGGAAGGCATCTTGAGTTTTCCCAGCGTGCTGCTGCTACCTACGTTGGTCACCCCACTTGTGAAATGAGTTGTCATACAGTTCTCCTTGTTGAACCAGTGATCAGCCTATCTGACCACCATTTGACTCTTTCAGTTTAGGTCAATCGCAGACACAAAAAAAGGGGGGCTGTGCCCCCCTTTTGAACGATGGTATTACGCCCCTTGTGAGCCGAACACACCCCTCCAGTCGGAAAACCCGAATGAATATCGTTCGCGAGCCTTATACCTTATGTTACCTGTTGTAAAGTCAGGCTCCATGCTGGTTTCCATCGGCGTGCGCTGGAACATCTTGAGACCTTCACCAGCGTCGGTGACAGTCGTCAAAACGAAGAAGGCATCAGGGTCAGTCAGATAGTGATTGACCGTATAGCCGCCAGACAATACGCCAGTATTGCGAATCGCGTTGATGTCGTTGTCAGCAGTGCCTGAACGCAAAGTCGAGTTCAGGATGCGGTCTGCAACGAATACCAATTGAGGCGGTACAACAAGTTTGGTTGCCTGCACTGAAATTGTAAGACCTTTGTCATCCGTAAACGTACTGATGCTAATCAGGGCATCTTCCAAACTCGTCTCATTTAGGTCAGCCATCGTGGTTGCGCGGTTAGCCGCTGTGCCACCACCCGCAAGCGGGTGTGCTGTGTTGATTAACGATACGCCGTCGCCGCCAGTAAATGAACTGCTGAAAGCGTTGTTCAGAACGTCTGCGCCTTTCACCTCTTTGGTGTTGGCCATAGATCGAGCTAACGCTTTTACATACCGCTTACCTAAACTGTCGTAGAGATTATCTTCCACCGCTTCATCGGTTAACGCAAACGCTAAGGCGATTGTGTCATGCGTGTAGCGAGCAGAAAAGGACTCGGAAGCGTTGTCAAAGACTACGCCTTGTCCCTCTGTTTTCACAGGGGCTGAACCGAAACCCGTAATTAAAACCTCTTCCTCGAAGGCGCGCTGAGAATCCTCTAATGCAAACAGTTCCTCATACTCGCGGTCGTAAGAATCGTAACTCATTCCAAACAATGCGTTTAAGCCGGGTTCCAATTCTTTCGCTAATTGTGCTCGTGAAATTGCCATGTCCCAGCCTCCTTATGCTAAGCCAGCGCCTTTCACACCCATAATATGGTTTTGAATAACCACCATTACGTTTGTGTTGGCACTTGCAACGTCTGAGTTATCGGGATCCTGGCTGATATCAATAGCCTTGAGAGGCAACGTGGTGGTAGTAGCACCCGTTGTCACGTCAAGCTCTGCATTTGATCTGCCAGAAGCGGTATCGCCCGTAGTGGACTGGTCAACGATGTCAAAATTCCCGAACAAATCTGCTACGGGGAACGTATCGTCGGCCTGAACCTCAAAAACCACGTCAGGGTCATCGATTACAAAAGCGATGATGTCTGCAGCGGCGATTGAGCCGGGATAAAAGTTTTTGAACACTTGCTCACCAGAGGTGGGGTCTGTGTATTGAACTCCATTGAACACCCCAATTACTGGGACAGTCGATGAGGCAGCAGCTCGTCCTACAACACCAGCAGTCAACTGCTTCACCAAGTCGCCTTGGAAAATTGCACCTGACTGATTGTTGGCGATACGATAACGAGATTGACCACCACTATATGGAGCGCCACCCATCATGCGGGAGGGCTTCAAACCAAATGCGGCATTTTTGTTAGCCATTTAGGTTCTCCTAGTTTTTGCCAAAAGTTACACGGGAGTCCCTCTGTGGATCGTACTTCACGTAACGGCTGTCTCCACGAGCCTCATTGAACATGGTGTTGTCCAATGCGTCCTTCGCTTCTTGAGTTTTATTCGAGTAATACTCGTTTCGCTCTTGCACCGTTTCGTCAGGTATTTTCGCCAGAAGTAACCCTTCGTTATAAATGACACCAGCATGTCTGCCGTCCTTATCCATAGTCGGAAGCGTGTCCGCCCACTCTGCTGGAAGATCAGTTGCTCTCACAAGCTCCCATCCTTCCCTCATGCGGCGCGAGACATTTGATCTGTCTTCCGCTCCCAACATGGATTCCCGAATCCACCTATAGGTGTAACCTGGAGGTGCAGGCGGGGTGTCCAGCTTTCGCACTGGTTGCCACGGTCGTCGCCGAGCTTCTTTATCGTGCGCTCCGGCCTCACGCGATGAACGGGGGTTTTGTTTACTTTCAGCCATCATCTTGCACTCCTGTTTGCAACTTTTTGCTTCTCTTTTGCCACCACCTGGAGCCAGCGCTCCTCAGTCATGTTGTGGGGCTTCAAACCACGAAGTCTTTCAAGTTCGCTCTTAGTAAACTTAACACCGCCCTGACTGCCTCGTGTTTGTTGTCGTCCACCAGAAGTGGTCGAAGCAACTCTTTGCACGGCGGGTTGCTTCGTATTTTGTTCGACGTTCTCCGCATCAGCTTCCTCGCCAACGCTCAGATTTGGGTAAACTCTGCGGACCCTTGAATCCAGAGCCTGATAATAATCTTCAGAATCAGGCTCAAAGCCCTCGTTTATTAAATTGTAGTGAGTGAAATATGCGAACTGCGTCGCTTGCAAGTTCTCTTCATCAGATTGATCACCATACCACGGATTCTTCGAGTGCCAATTTTTTGCCTCTGGGGTGGGATCTGGAGCCGCCGCTTGTTGAGGCGCTTGCTCTGGTTGATAGGTTTGGTAATTTTCTTGACCCTGAACGGGTTGCTCCGCCGCTCGACGAGTTTTGGCCACGCGCAACTTTTCTTTCTGGATCGCGATGTCGTTTTTCAGCGAGTCCGCTTTGGACATTAAGTCAGGATCACCTGCCTGCACCGCTTTTCGATAGATATCGTCAACCTGCGCTTCTTTCGACTTAAGCGCCTCCTCTTCTTTTTCGAGAACGGTTGACTGTTGCTGTTGAGCAAGCTGTCGGAACTGCTGGAGTTCTTGATCTTTTTGCAGAGCCAAACGCTCGTATTGCTCTGCACGTTGTTCCGCCGCACGAGTTTGTGCGTTCAACTTGTTAATTCGTTTAGAGACGCCTTTGGTATAGCTGTCCAACTCATCGTCATTGCTGACCGAGGACTGCTCCTCTATCGGATCGTCGGTCACCTCTATTTTTAACTCAGGCTCTGTCTGCTTTTGGTCTTGGGCTGTGTTTTCAATCATAAAAAGCTCACAATGTCGTCGGGGTCTTCGATGGTGGCAATCACCTCATCATCGTTGATGAGTCGGATCTCTTCACCGCCGTCCAGTTTCATTCGGCTTCCTGAATATCGGCCTATCAGAACCCACTGTTTTTCAGTGCACCACGGCTCTGGCCCATACTTTTCTTGATCATTGTAACAAAGCGGCCCCATCTTGAGGACGTAAGCTACAACAGTTGCTAACGCTTCTCGGTCTATCGTTTCTTTAGTGAGAGCAATGCCCCCTTTGGATGTCATGCGACCCTTGTAGGGCAGAACCAGCATTCGCCAACCAGAGGGGTTGGGCATTCGATCCATAATCGACAGATCGATTAATTTGGGATCTAACACTCGATCACTCGAATCGACGTATACGCTGCCCAAATTCACTTCGCTCATACTTTGTTATCCTTGAAATACTGAGAAACTTCTTGCTGTATCAAGTTTAACGCAGTTAGTTCTCCTTGCAACGATCTGTAGTGCTCAATATCTTTCAACAAACCGTCCATCATCGTTGTTTGAATCAAGCTTTGTCGGTCCTCGATCACTCGCTTTATTTTTTCTGCAAGTGTTATGTCATCCATTAATCGCGCTCATGAAAATCAAAACCGCGAGTAGCAGCGCCTTGACCACGCGCTTTGATAACGCGAAATGACCCGCCGACAGTACGTCTCACAAGCTCTGGTGTCGTGTGTATCGTTTTAATATTTTTCGTTTGCGAGGTCACTTTTTCAACCCTGCTCATATCTTTGATAGTCATTTCTTTGTCCTTTTTGTTGTGGCTTTTTTAGCCAGCGTTTTTTTCGCTGCAATCTTCTTTTTTGGTTTTTCTTCAACTAGCACCGGTTCTAGCTCAGCGACCGGCCCAGCAATCGCCGCCCCTGAAAGACGGGACAACTTTTCTGCGATGCGAGCGTCAGTCGCAGCTTTTTTTGCTCGCGCCTGCATCTCTGCAGCCTCCGCTGCGGCTCGCTCAGCAGCACGCTCCAAGCGTTTCATCGCCTTCAACTCTTCTTGAAATTTTAGTTTGTAACTCGTCGTCATCGACTTCCTCCAAATTTCGTCTGTAACTCGGTAAGTTTGAGATTTGCTTGTTGTTGCAGTCTTTGCAACGCAAGATCAAGTTTGTCGTCCGCTACCTCTTTCGACGTATTTATTCTTTGCTTGGCGATTTCTGCTTCAAGGAGCTTCTCACGTCTTCGCGACTCTTGTTTTTCCTCAAATTGATTTTGCTCCGCCGCAAGCTCTGCGCCACGCAAATCCAACTCTTGCTGTCGTATCTGTACCAGAGGATCTTCTTCATTGCCTTGTCCGATTGAAATGAGCAACTCTTGCGTAAGTTGAGCAAGAATCGGCGCAGAAAACTGTTCAACAATCATTTGCAACTCTTGCATGGCCATCTGGGCTTGGTCTGGCGGAAGTTGGCCAGTTTGCATCGCTTGATTGATCTGCTCCATCTGCTGGGTCACTTCTGGTGGTACTTGTTGTTCAGCGAGCTGAGCCGCCAAGAACTGTAGATGCTGCATCATGTGGCCGATTATCAACCCCTGCAGTTGTGGGTTCGTCTTCACGACATCTGTCAAAAACAATGAGCGGTGTGCGTCGATGTGAGCAGAATGGTTTTGCTGCTCGAAAGCCATCGCGGGTTGACCCATCATAAACCCGTTATTTTCCAGCCCTGCATCAATCGGCATCGGGGGCGGCGGTTCCTGCGGCGGCTGCAACAACGAATCGATGTCGTCTACGCCCAAAGCCGCGTACATGCGCCGATACGCTTCATAGATGCCAGTCGGACCATGAATCTCAGGGTTTGACTGCACCATCGTCAAGAGTTCTTGAGCCATCGTGATACGCTGGCTTTGGCTGAAGATATTAGGATCTGAAACGGGAATGATGTCTACACGCCCATCGAAGTCTTGGCCCTTTATCTCTTGAGGACCGCTGCCAGTTTGATAGGGATAGACTGGCGGCAGGAAGTCCGCAAAAACTTTTGCGAGTAATTGAAACTCAATACGTTGGCTATAATGCAAACGCTTGTGAATCGCTGACATGACCTTTGTGCCGCGTTCTAACAGTGCTACAGTAGTGCCCACGGGCATGGCCTGATTCATATCGCCAACGTTCATATCAGCGATAGACGCGAAACGCTTGCCAGATTCGACCAGCAACCCAAGCAGGCTCATGAGCACATTACTTGGCTCTTTGATAGGCAACGGTATGAGGTTTTCTCTCAGGCTCGCACCCGTCGTATCAATATCGCGGAACTCGCCCGGTTGCAATGGATCATCCTCGTCGCGGATTCGCATACCTCTGGCTTTGAAACCAGCCGGTAGATTCGCGAGCGTTCCGGCATCAATCAATTGCCTCAGGATGCTTGTGCTCGCTTTTGCCAAGCCGCCAATCATGTGAGACAAGCCCAACCCATAGAAACCTAAACCGGGCAAAAACTTATACTGAACGAAGTAATTGACCTTTTGCTTGAGGGGGTCTTGCTCTATGTAGTTTCTGCGGATGGACAAAACCTGCTGGCTTGGCTCATCAATCGTTACGATGTAAGGCAGCTTCAGACCAGTTGGCTGACCGTCTGGGCCTACGTCTTCATATCCCGGTATATCCAAGATGGTGTGGACTTCGTAAACTGTGCGGTCTCGATCCTCTGCATAGCCCGGTGACTGACCCTCGATTTCGTCAATCTCCTCCTCGATCTCGTCACGAGAAAGATGGTAGGCACCGCCCTTCAGCTCGATATCCGCATAGAATCCGCTGAGCTGCTGCTTTCGTATTTCGTTCTTTGACATGCTCAGAACGTGAGTCACACGCTCTGCGCTGAACAAATCAGTGGCCTCGTAAGGCACCACAAGGTCTTGTGGCTCGATGAACTTGCTCATGGCTTTACTGGCTGCGGTGTCGAAATACACCTTCTTGAAAGCACTGCCGGCCAACGGCAAATAAAACAACAGCATGTCGAGTTCGGGATCGTACTCTTGCATCACGTTCATGATGTAGTAGTTCATGAAGTCCTGAACGCGCTCTGCTTGCGCTTCAACCTCTGCGTTGCGAGCACCAACGATTTCGGTCTTTACTGGTCCTTTTGCCGGTAACAATTCTTTATAAGCTTGTGCCTGAAACTGCGTAACCGCCTCAGCGAGTATGGGATGGATAACGCCGGTAGAGCCTTGAAATGGATTAGATCGTGACTCATCGAACTTCATGCCAAGGTACTTGAGACCGTCAGTGAAAGTCTTTTCCCATTCAGATCGAGATTCTATGTCGGCTTTGATTGACGCCAACACGTCACTGGACAGGCTAGATAGCTCACCTTGGTCCAAACGATCAACTAGGTTTTCGTTAAAATCACCAACTGGCGCTGTGCCCACTGGGGCATCAATCTCGTCATCGACTAGGATTTGCTCTTCGAGCACAAGAATTTGAGCGGCTTCGCGGATCTGGTCTTCTCGACTAGGGTCAGGAATTACCTCAACCTCATTACCCATTGGTATGATGTCTGGATCGTCTGCGGTCCCTGCCTGCTGCTCTCTTCGCTCAATCGCCATCAGTAGTACACCTTCCTGTCACGTCGCATAGGAGTGATCTCTTCGACATAGTCTCCGTCAAGGGCAAGGAAACCGCCTTGTCTGAACCGCATCAAAGCCATAGTGGACGAGTCACAATAATCGTCGTTATCGCCGTAAGGAAAACTCGCCATTTCTTCGATGACCTCTTCGGCAAAAATCTCGTCTGGTGCCCACACCATGCCCGACTCAAAGATCGGGGCAACACTGTTCATTCTAGCAATCTTATCTTGACCCCGCGACGGTGTATAGGCCGTCACTGGTATGCCCATCCGACGAAGTTCCTGGGTGAGCGGCGTTCCTGACGCCTTGGCTTCGATCAAAACGCAATCAGGCTCCCAATATCGATATTCGTCCCAAGCTAATTTTTTAAGCTCTGGGAAGTCTAAGCGCACGCGCTTAGCGTCCAGCAAAATGATTTGCTCAACGTCCATGAATTCAAAAACGGCCCACGTCGTGATTGCAGAGTAGTCGGCGGTTTCTTTCTTACTAAAAGCGGTGTCGTAGCTTTGAATGACGTAGCTGTATGCCGGAACATCTTTTTCCCATTTATTCCACCATTCACGCTTGACGATAGAACCCTCTTCCGCTGTCGGGTTTTGCATCCATTGCGCGTTCCACTTCGCAACTGGGAGCGAGGCTTTAACACTGAGCAATTCCTCTTTCTTCCAAAACTCTGGCCAAAGCGGTGTATCTGATTCGGGCATGATTGCAGGGAACTCAATGACATCCCATTGGTCAGCGTGGTCATCGCCTTGTTTTTTAAGCACCTTCCCAACGAGATCCTTTGTGGACCATCGAGTCATTACGATCACGATGATTCCACCGGGTTGCAAACGCTGTCGAGGGCCGGACGTGTACCATTCGTAGACGGCGTCCATCGCGGTTGGGCTAAGCGCGTCTTGCTCACTGACTGGGTCGTCAATGATGAGTAGATCAGCACCTCGTCCAGTTATTGCACCGCCGACGCCAGCGGCGAAAAACTCGCCCTGCTTGTTGCTGGTCCAACGACCCGCTGACTTGTTGTCGGCTTGCAGTTTCAGATCAGGGAACACTTCGCTATATTCGTCGCTATCAATCAGATTCCTAATCTTCCTGCCGAACGAGGTTGCAAGCTCCGCAGTGTGCGTGGTCTGGATTATTTTGAGATTGCCGCGCAAACCCATCATCCATGCGGGAAAGTAAGTGGAGGCAAACTCAGATTTTGTGTGTCGCGGAGGCAAACAAACGATCAACCGCTTGAGTTTGCCTTGAGCGATTTTATTGAACTTTTCGCCGATAATTTTATGATGACGGCCCTCAACAAAATCAGGCCATTGGCTTTTCACAAAAGAAATGAAGTCTGCCTGACACTCCTCCTGCTTTTCAAGCTGGTCATATTTTTTGAGCAGAGCCATCGCCTCTGACCGTTCTTGGTCAGAGAGGATGTCGAAATCTTTGAGGACTACCTCAGACATATCCACCTTTTCGGATCATCTCGGTAACAGTAACCGCTCTTCGACCAACTTGTTCGCTCCACCTCGAATCCATAAACTCGTTGGCCGCTTGCTCGTAATCTTCGTCTGCCATCGCTTTCAAAGCCTTTCTAAACTTTCGCAGACGAGTAGCACCGAGATTGAAAGAAATGTCCACCAGAGCATCACGTCTTGCTGGTGATAGGTCAGCAAACCAAACATACTCATTTTCAAGTTCCTGAACCACTCGATCTATGTCATTTTTCAACAGATAATCAATTTCATCTTCGCTCAAACCCAAACCATCAACCGGGTCAACATTGCGCCCAACACCAACTGTGATCTTGTTTGACGAACATTTGTAAGCATGGGTTTCTACACCTTCGTGCATCTTCAACATCTTGATCAGTTTTTCAGACATTCATTTCTCCCGACTTACGCCTTTGGTCTTCTCCCAGCTTCTCATTGCTCCGAGACCTAACATCCCCATCATAACGGGCACAAGAAGTGTTGTATCTACCTCTGGCACATCCATCCAGATGCCCAGTACGTTGGCGATAATAGTGTTGTACAACAGCCCTACCGCACAGATCCAACCGATGGCAGGTCGCCACCCAGCTACAAATAACGACTTATGTGCAGCTTCCATCTTGTTGATTTCAAGCTGGCCTTTGAGTGCTTCCTGCGCGTGGCGCTCTGACATCGTTGCGATCTCATGGGCCAAAGCATTCTTCTGATCTTTGTCTTCAATGAACTTATCCAGCAAACCTGTGACTGGACCAATTAGCTGTCCCACTAAACTCATCTACCGTTCCCTCTGTTTGACCACGCCTGCGCTCCGAAGAACGCTGCCAATATACCTGCAACTGACACAAAATAAACACTAGCCATATCGCCCAAAATACTTGCCGCCTGCACCAACCCAGCCCAACTGCTTACAACCACTAACGACGGATACAACAACATCCCCCACAGAGCAAACCAACTCATACTTCTTTGTGCCTGCGCTCTTTCGTTGCTGATTTTTAGTTCTTGCAGTTCCTTGCTAGTTTCTAACTCGTTATCGGTAACTATCCCATCGCCATCTGCGTCGTAGCTGGCATAATCACTGTTTGGCTCTAACTTTTTAGCGGCCATTTTCTTTCCCTGCGACGTAACCACTGATGACTCCGATAAAGCCTACTATGGCATGTTGTAGAAGCTGGATCACCGACTCGTCAGGAGATTTATTCTCTCGAATTGCAATGTAAAAATCGCCTATGACAATGACTGCCAACAATCCAATCAGACCGACAACCATGATCAGCACCATCTTTGCTTTCATTCGACTTTCGCTTTGCTTGGATCTCTGAACTGATACTTGCTGCCAGCTTCGCTGGCTGGGATTTCTATAACCGAACAATAAGTTCTGATTCTTTGGGTGCTTGGCCCCGTGCAAACACCCATGACCGACCTAACATTTTGACAATTTAGCGCGACCGAATACTCTAAGCATGAAGTCAATTCTTGAAAGTAATACTTCTGCTCTAACGGTTCATTATCATCACCCAAAGTGATCAAAACAAATATCATCAAAGTACGCATCAGAGTCTACGCTTTTGTTTTACCGCTTGTTTTCCTTCATCCGCCGGTTTGGTCAAACCGTACATCAACAGTTTAACTTCAAGATCATAAGCCGTCCCTAAAACAACAGGCGCTCGATTGATCATGTATTCGCGAAATCCTGCTGGACATTGACCTTGTGCCTTCTTCAACCACTCAACAACCAAACAATGCCGATAAGACGGCGGTTGAATTTTGGTCATCAATCGATACCGACTCAGATCGCACTGAACTACTTCTGATTGAGCATTATTTCGATGAGTTGTTGGAGCTTCGCGTCGCTCGCCTTGGCTGTCTCCGCCTGCTCCGCTAACGAATCCACTATGGCTTCTATTTTTGATGCATTGACTGCCGCTAACTTTCCCGTCGCTTGCGCTTCTTCTACCGTTTTCTCAACAACTGCCTCAATGCGGTCTACTTCTTCTTGCGTTGCCTGCGCTTGTGCCTGACTAGCGCCCCATACGACTGCGCCTGACAAGACTGCTGCGGCGATTGGTAAACCCCATGTTGGGATCTTGATTGTTCCGTCACTCATATCAACCTCCTAAAAACTGTGGCACCAAAATGCTCACGATGATTAATCCTATGATCCACCAAAGCCTATTTCCAAATCGATCTACCTTTTCATCAAGTCGGTCAAACCGTTTTGATCCATCCTTCAAACGCTCTTCGATGCGCTCATAGCGCAAAGCACACTCACGTTCATGTGCGTTGATTTCCTGTAATGCCTTGTCACCGTTTTCCAATTCCCAAACCTCCGACATTGCAAGATAGCTCATAGCTACTCTTTAGCCTTACCCACATTTAATGCTAACGCTTCTATTACGGGGTACACATATTTTGCCATGAACGCATCGTCTTTTGGAGTAGGCGTAGCGGCACAAATTGCGGATGCAACGACTGATAAAGTCGTCAAAGTGGTGACGATTTCAAGCAAACTCATTAGTGTTCCTTAAAGTTGTCGGGTAGACCTTGTGCAGTTTCAGGCTCTTCTACTGTCTGAACACCTTCAACGATGCTCTGGGTGTAGGCTTGCAGTAACACGTTACGCTCTGCGATCTGTTGTTGCAGTGCGGCGATTTCACGACGGATCTCTGCGACTCTAGCAATATGGGCCTGAGTCTCAACCTTCAGATCACCGAAGCTATATTCTTCGTCGTTAATTACGACCTTGTTTTCTTCACTCATTACCAAGGCACTCCTGTCGCTGCTGTTGGATTCTTTTGTTCTGTGATCTGTGCTGCAACCTTCGCTTCTGCTGCCGTAACAGCATCATCACCAAGAGCCGCTTTCGCCCAAGCAATCGCATCTGCTTCAGTAATGTCTGCGTAAGCTGTGAATGAAGACGAATCAGGTGCTGCTAAGCCTACTGTGCCGTAGACTCTTCCTGCTGCGTCGCCATCTTGATCTGTACATTGGTAGTGCAAAGTGACCACAACATCTGCTAACTCTTGTGTTAAGTCACGATCAATTGTTGAAACTGTCCATGTAGCCATTAGTTATTCTCCAGTTGTTGTACGCGAGCGCGTAGTGATTGAATTTCTTTTACAAGCATTGGAACGAGCTTGCTGTAGTCCACACCCATCATTTCTTCGGGGTCTTCTGGTGCTGATACAGCTTCTGGTGCAACGCTTTGTAGTTCTTGTGCAACCATGCCGTACTTCTGATGTGACCCGTCAGCCTTCCAGTCAAACGAACGTACTTGGATAGCATCAATGTCGGCAGAAGCAGAAGGTGCGTCTACGATGTTATTCTTGAGGCGTTGGTCTGAGGAGGTGTTAAAGGCAACACTAGACGCAGTGGCTTGCGTGATGGAGCCGATGGCAACGCCACCGAACGTCATGTAAAAATATGGCTGACCATTTGAAACAGTGTCTGCGTGACCTACCGCAACTTGAAATCCGCTTGCGTCCCTAGCTTGGAAATAGTTTTCGTTCGGCTGTCCGCTACTGGTCGTGTTCACCAGCAAGTTGCCGCTTGAGTCGATGCGCATGGCTTCGCTTGCGTTGGTTGTAAAACGCATAGAGTTGTCGCTGTTGTCGTAAGCGACGCGGCCTACAGAGTCACTGTCAGTATCACCAAAAAATAAAGCCGCTTGGTTTGACGCCGGAGAAACAATAGAAACAAGAGTGTCTCCAGTTCCTTGAATGTCTAAGTTGCGACTAGGGGTACAACCAATCCCGACATTGCCGTTGCTTGTAATACGCAAACGCTCGACATCATTAGCGCTTGAATCTCCTGTGCTTAAAGTTAAGTGGCCTCCTGAACCAACACCTTGCGTGAGCATTTTAACCTGTCCAACAACTCCTGCACCTGCACCAGAGCCATCTGTTTTATAAAATTGTAAAGCACCGATCACATCACCATCAGAAGCAGACCCATTGGTATTTTCAAGCCTTATAACAGCAGTTTCATCACCCGCAAGGTTCAGCAAAGTGTCAGGCGAGGACGACCCGATACCGACATTCCCGCTTGAGTCGATACGCATGGCTTCTGAGCCAGCAGTAGAAAATCCGAGAACGCCAGCAGAAGGGTTACCAATACCAGTAGTATCATTCCCAAAGAAAGCGTAAGAAGGTGAAGTAGAAAATCCTGAGCGGTCTATTAGGTATGCTGCACCATTATTCCTTGCCGTAATAACAGAACCGTTAACCTCAAGTTTTGCACCCGGCGAAGAAACCCCAATCCCGACATTGCCGCTTGAGTCGATGCGCATGCGTTCTGTATCATTAGTGGTAAAAAGCAGTGGATGATTGCTTCTTGCGCCTATAAAAACTTCACCACTGTTAGCGTCATTAGCAATTATTTGACTTATTACACCACCA